ACAAGAAGGTAACTGGTGTTGTTCCTGCGGGTGACGAAGAAGAGATGATGTTCTTGGAGTTTCAGGTGGATTACGATCTACCGGGCTTTGAGGATACGGATGAAGAGGGCGAGGCAACTGGCATCAAGCTACCGTACATCGTGACGATAGATGAGGTATCGAGCAAGGTAATTGGTGTTCGTCGTAATTGGAAGGAAAAGGACGACATCAAAGAGCGGCAGGAATATTACGTTCATTACTTGCTAGTGCAGGGTCCCGGTGCGTATGGCTTGGGCTTTTTGCATTTGATTGGTGGCTTGTCGAAGACGGCTTCGGCAGCACTGCGTCAGTTGACCGATGCGGGTACCTTGAGTAACTTGCCTGCTGGCTTTAAGGCCAAGGGTGCGCGGATTGAGAACGATGATGTGCCGATCTCTCCGGGCGAGTGGCGCGACATTGATGCGGGCGGTATGGAGTTGACGCAGTCACTCTTGCCATTGCCGTACAAGGAGCCAAGCCAGACGCTGTTCTCGCTGATGGGTTTCTGTGTGGATGCGGGCCGTCGTATGGCATCGATTACCGATTTGCAGGTGGGCGACAGTAATCAGAATGCGGCGGTAGGGACGACAATTGCGTTGCTTGAGAAGGGGTCGTCGGTCATGTCGGCGATACACAAGCGCCTGCATTATTCCCAGAAGCTCGAGTTCCAGTTGTTGGCCAAGGGTTTTGCCGATTATCTCCCAGACGAGTACCCGTATGAGGTTCCGGGCGAGTCGAAGAAGATCAAGCGAAAGGACTTTGATGACCGTATCGACATTCTGCCGGTGTCAGACCCCAACATCTTCTCCGTCGCCCAGCGGATCACTATGGCGCAAACGGAGTTGCAGTTGGCGCAGAGCGCACCTCAAATGCACAACATGCACGAAGCCTATCGCCGCATGTACGAGGCCATTGGGGTAAGGGATATTGATGGGCTGCTGACGAGTCAGGATATTGATAAGCCAAAGGACCCAACCAGTGAGAACGCGCAGGCACTAGATGGCTCACAGTTGAAGGCGTTTTCAGGTCAGCAGCATGATGCGCACATTATGAGCCACCTCATGTTTGGTATGTCCCCAATTGTTGGCGCTATGCCAAACGTCGGGATTATTCTGCAGAAGCACATTTTCGACCACATTACCAAGAAGGCAGAGGAGTGGGTCGAGGCGGAATTGTTCAAGCAGTATGGGACGGACCCCGATCAGTTGGTATCTCCTTTGCAGCGTGAGGCGATGATTGCGTTGAAGTGCGCTGAATTCTTCCAAGAGGTCAAGAAACTACAGGATGAGTTGTCTGGAGCCAACCAGCAGCCCCCTGATCCGCTGATTGAGTTGAAGAAGCAGGAGTTAGCGCAGTCAGCCCAGCGTGATCAGAACAACGCGCAAATCGATCAGGCGCGGTTGTCCTTTGATCAGCAGCGTGAACAGAACGATATGGCGGTGGATCAGGCCAAATTGCAGCAGAATCAGGCGTTGGCCGTGGCCAAGATGGATCAAAACGTCATGAAGATGGCCCAACAAGGAGGCAGAAATGCGCGGTAAACCTAAAAACATGATGAAGACCAAGGGACAAATGCCACAAAAGGTCAAAAATGTTCCACGTGAAACATTGTCAGACCCTCGTGTGACCTATGTTTACCGCAAAGATGCATTTAAAAAGGTAAAAATTGCATAAAACACGTGTATTTATATAAATACACATGCATAATTGTTATGTAGCCTTCAGATAGGGCCTGTACTGTCTGCGTACTTGGAGTAATCCATGCTTGAGTTTACTGAAAAAGTGCTCTACGCCGTCCGAAACCTAAGAAAACAGTCCGAAGAGATGATTGTTTCGGGTGGAGTCAAGGACATGGAGCATTACAAGTTCTTGATGGGCAGGATAGAAGGCTACAAATTCGTGGAAAACGAAGTTTTAGCGCTTCTCAAGAAAAATCCTGACTCATAAGGAACAATGTTATGACTTTGACAGCACTAGAAGAAAAATGGGCCAAAGAAGCGGACGAAAAGGAGCCTAGCCTTGACGACGCATACTCAGAAGACGGCAGTCTTACTGTCGAAAACCTCGATGGCTCGGTCTTGGATCGTATCCCGCAACCTACGGGATGGCGAATCGTCATTCTCCCCTACCGTGGGGCGGAAAAAACAAAGGGCGGCATTGTTCTGTCCGATCAAACCCGCGAAAAACAGCAACTAACCACGGTATGTGGCTATGTTTTGGCTGTTGGGGACCTAGCTTACAAAGACGAAGGTAAATTTCCTAATGGTCCTTGGTGTCAGAAGGGCGATTGGGTAATTTTTGGCCGCTATGCGGGTGCGCGTATCGGTCTAGATGGTGGGGAAATCCGAATCTTGAATGATGACGAGATTCTCGCCCGCATTAACAACCCAGAAGACATTCTGCACATGTGAGGCCCTTATGACAAACACCGTACCTGATTCACAACTGGAGTTTAATTTGGGGGAAGGCGAACAAGAGACGCTGGTGGACGTGCCAGAGCTTGAGACCCCCGAGAATTCCGCCGAAGCACCGGCGAAAAATCCGGAACCTGCTCCAGAGTCTGCTCGACAGTCCCAGCATAGCGATGAGTTAGATGCTGTTAGTGAAAATGTGCAAAGACGCATTTCCAAATTGACAGCAAAGATGCGGGAAGCGGAGCGCAGAGAACAAGCAGCGCTGGAGTATGCCCGTAACGTTCATGCTAAAGCGCAGGAGTTAGAGCAAAAGCTGGTAGTGACCGATAATAGTCGGTTGAGCGAGACAAAGACTCGTATAACTACGCAGGCAGACCAGCTCAAGGCAATTATCCGCCGTGCTCGTGAAGAAGGGGATATTGATACTGAGACAGAAGCCCAAGAGCGTCTGATGCAGTTGTCATTGGAGCAGCAGCAAGTCAATTCATGGCTCCATTACCAGCAGCAACAGCAAGCACAGGCTCCTGTTCAACAGCCTGCGCCTGTACAACAGGCGGCACCTGCTAGACGGCAACCTAGCCCAAAAGCAGAAGATTGGGCGGGTAGGAACGAGTGGTTTGGTAAGGATAAAGCCATGACGTACGCGGCATGGGGAATCCATTCGACCATGGTGGAAGAAGAAGGATTTGACCCGGAATCTGACGAGTACTATACTGAAATAGATAACAGGATCAGACAGGAGTTTCCACACCGGTTTGCCCCTGCTCAACAGACTCAACAGAGACAACGGCAGAACGTGCCCGCCGTTGCTCCTGCTACCCGTAGTTCCGGGGTTAGTAGTGCACGCCGTTCGGTGAAATTAACACCGAGTCAAGTTGCTATCGCAAAGAAATTGGGTGTTCCTCTCGAGGAATATGCCAAATACGTGAAGGAGTAAGAAATGACCCAAGAGAAAATGACTATCGACCGCGCTCCCCGTAATTCACGGGAAAAGGAGGCTCGTCGCAAGCCTTGGACTCCTCCATCACGTTTGGACGCACCCCCTGCCCCTAAAGGATTTCAGCATCGCTGGATTCGTTCGGAGATCAATGGTTTTGAGGATAAGCAGCACGTTTATGGCCGTCTTCGTGAAGGCTATGAGCTTGTGCGTAACGAGGAACTGCCAGAAGAGTATCGCAACACCTTGCCTACCATTGAAGATGGTAAGCATGCTGGTGTGGTAGCTGTCGGTGGCCTTTTGCTTGCCCGTATTCCAGATGAGACTTTGGCGGAACGCAATGCACACTATGCCGGTAAGGCGCGGGATCAGATTCATGCGGTGGACAATGAGTTGATGCGTGAAAACGCTCACTCGACAATGCGTATCCAGAACCCCGAAAGGAGTTCTCGCACTACCTTCGGTAGTCGTTAAGACTACATAACCCTTTAGGAGCTATTCATGGCAAACGTAGATAAAGCCTATGGTCTCCGCCCAATGGGTAACCTTTCTGCTACTGGTGCACAGAAGCAGTATGGTTACATCATCGCGGACAACCAATCAGGCGCTATTTTTCAGGGTGACCTAGTTACCCTTGTTGGCGGCTTCCTTGTTAGATATGTCAGTGGCACTCATGCCACGGCTGTTGGCGTATTTAACGGTTGCAGCTATGTCGATCCAACCTCTGGTAAGCCGACTTGGAGTAATTACTACCCCGGTTCGGTGAACATCACAACAGGTCAGATTATCGCTGAAGTGTTGGATGATCCTAATCAGCTATTCATTATTCAAGCTGATGAAGATGTGGTTCAGGCGGATATTGGTCAAAACGCTGCTATTGCTTACACTGCAGGTAGCACAGTAACCGGTGTTTCTGGCGTGGAACTTGATTCCTCCACCATCCTTACCACTAATACCTTGGTCCTAAAGATTGTTGGTCTGTATAACATTCCAAACAATTCTTTGGGTGAAAACTTCACTCAGGTTGTCGTAAAGATCAATGCGCATCAATACGGCAGCATCGGTGTTGCTGGCCTGACCTAATAGGAGCTAAATCATGGCTATTTCCCGTTCGCAACTCGTAAAAGAGCTAGAACCCGGCCTGAACGCTCTGTTCGGGATGGAGTACAAGCGCTACGAAAATGAGCACGAAGCGATTTTTTCGATTGAGTCGTCGGATCGTGCGTTTGAAGAAGAAGTTATGCTGACCGGTTTCGGTGAGGCACCGACGAAAAACGAAGGTGCTGGTGTGAACTACGACTCCGCACAGGAATCGTTCACCGCCCGTTACACGCATGAGACCGTTGCACTGGCGTTCGCGCTGACTGAAGAGGCCATCGAGGATAACCTCTATGACCGTCTGGCATCGCGTTACACCAAGGCACTGGCTCGTTCGATGTCCTACACCAAGCAGGTGAAGGCAGCTTCGGTGCTGAACAATGCGTTCAACACCACTGGCCCATACAACGGCGGTGACGGCGTTTCGCTGTGTAACAGCGCACACCCAACCGCACTTGGTCCTAACTTCAGCAACGTGCCTACAACGGCCGCTGACCTGAATGAGACCTCGTTGGAACAGGGCATCATCGATGTAGCAGGTTTCACTGACGAACGTGGCCTGAAGGTCGCTCTGTCGGTTCGCCGCATGATCATTCCGAAGGAACTGCAATTTACCGCAGAGCGCCTGATGAAATCGACCCTGCGTACCGAAACCGCAGATAACGACATCAACGCCATCAAGTCGATGGGCATGGTTCCAGAAGGCTACTTCGTGAACCACTTCCTGACCGATCCGGACGCATGGTTCCTCATGACCGATGCCCCGAACGGCCTGAAGATGTTCCAGCGTTCCGACATCAAGACTGCCTTTGAAGGCGACTTTGATACCGGCAACGTCCGTTACAAGGCTCGTGAGCGTTACAGCTTCGGCTGGTCCGATCCCCGTGCAATTTGGGGTTCGGAAGGCTACACCCCAGCCTAATTAGGGGAACGAGAAAAGGGGCCGATTGGCCCCTTTTCTTTTATTGGCAATAGTGTATATTGCACGTATCCCGGGGCTTCCCGGCGTATTTGACAGACCCGGCTGACGACATGCAGACGAATACGCCCAACTCGCATGTGAGGACAATATGGCACGTACTACCTTTTCAGGTCCGGTAGCGTCGGACAATGGTTTTATTCAATTAAGCGACAACGACAAAGGCATCACTGTTAAAGCTCCAGCAGCTTTAGCGGCGGATTATGTCCTTACACTTCCACCTAATGACGGCACCAATGGTCAGCAACTGACGACTGACGGCGCGGGCGTACTGTCGTGGGCCTCGGCTGGTGGTACCGGCACGGTTACCCAAGTCAGTACTGCAGGCACCGTAAATGGTCTTACCTTGACCGGTGGTCCTATTACGGCCTCCGGCACTATTACGCTGGGGGGTAACCTTGCGCTTACCGCAGACACAGTTGCAAACCTAGAAGCCATTGGAAACGCAATTAACACCACCGGTAAGTACACCGGGAAGATGGTTGTTGTCTTGGCCAGCGGGTTAATTTTTACGGCTACTGGTTCGGCTGCAAGCGCTGCTTGGAAAGCTTCTGACGGTACCACGACTGCCACACCGGTCTAATAGGAGGTCGCCATGGGATACATGAGCGATTTACAGAGTACCTATCG